CAGTTGCCGCCTCAGACGCTGCAACGCCTTCCGCGATCCCCTGACGAGAGCCGCCGAACGCGCCGGCAGCTCGCGCCTGATCCCCGATCCGGTTCGTTGACATACGCAGAGAACGGTTCGCAGCCTCGATCGCTCGATCCTCAATGTTCTGCGTAAACGGGTTCATATACCCTTGCAGATTGGCATTGAGAAAGCTTGTCGGCTGATAGCCAGCGACATCAGACGTGACGCCAGTTGCTCGCGCATAAAGCGGGTCAGTTAATCCGACACCGCCACGCATATAATCGAACGCCTGCTCCTGTTCGGGAGCGAAGCCAGCGATCGTCTGACCGCCGTAAGCTTCATAAGGACGCTTCGAGATCGTGTCAGCGATAGAAAGGTTTTCTTTCGTAATACCCTCAAGCCACGCCGGAAGCTCCGTCTTCTGGATCGTCGTGGTCGTCGCTGGTGCTTTGCTTCCGCCGCCCATGTCAGTTCCCCTTCGGGTGATATTCCATCAAGATGGACTTCCTCTTCCAGCCTTGCTGCTTGAAGATGTCCTCAAAACCGGGACGGACAAACGCCCGACCGAAATCTGCTCCTTGTGCTATCGCCCATTCCCTAACTTCAGGAAAAAGACTAAGCACCGCATCCATGTCGCCCGCAGACATAAAGAACTCGACATACTTCTTCTGCGGAGCTTCGACGATCGAGGTCACAATGATTGCTCGATCGTTTGTGAACGCCTGCATCTCGCCTCGTTTGAGGCATCCGATCACGTCGTCCAAGCTATGCGTATCGCTCCCGATCTTGAGAGCCTTACGCATCTTAGTAAGGAGGCGCGCCTTGCTGTCCAAGAGGAACCGCCGAAGTTGTTAGGTTGCCTGCGTTATCTACCTCAACCTTATAGACGCTTCCGTCAGGAGATTGAAGTAGCACCGACGAGACCGCCACGTCCTTGATGACCGCCGACGCGATGGTCCTGTTCAGATTGTTCAGCGTGCGCGCGAAATAAGACGCATCGTACCGATCTGGCGGGATCGGCAGGACTACGTTAGGCGCAGGGTAGGTCGTCATCGACGGCTCCCCTGCGGCGTGAGGTCGAGCCGCATTTCACCGATCGACCACGGCGCATCCTGTGTTGCCTCGATCTTGACCCTGAAGTCTCGACCTGTAGCGCGCGTGTCTGTGTAGCCGTTGGAGCGAGGATTGAACGGCCCCACGGTCGTCTCTGCCCCTTCAGGCGTGAATGACGTGTAGAACGTCAGCGCCGTTGAGGAGTAGCCGTAGCCGCTGTCTGTCAAAGCCTGCCGGATGAACGTCAGCCCATTACCTTGTTGAAGGTTAAGCGATCCGCTCTCGGCGTACCGCTCACCGACCAGCGACGTGCCGGCAGCATCCCATCCGTCTTCTTGGTAGTAGACGTTGTTCTCGGCGTCTGCCGTGATCGGGAACGGGAACACGCCTGCGCCTTCAGCTGCCGTGCGCGTCATCTCTCCGATCGACCACCAGCCTTCGGCGTAGTTGTAAATCACATAACGATCAGGGTCGATGCTGCCGATCGTCGGATACCAGAACCAGACCTCATTGAAGAGGCCATTGTCGGAGCCGTGCGTATAAAGGCGGCTCGCGTTAGGGTCCAAGTTGTCGAACACATAGGCACCGACTTCGCACGGCAGCGGCTTCACATAGCCGCCGTCGTAAATCCACCAGCCCTCGCGCCCGATCCAGATGCAGCGCCCGGCGAACGTAGCAAACGAACGCGGAGCCATCAGGCCGCAGCCGTAGCCGATCCGCTCGATGCCGTAGATATACGGCAGGCCGATAAAGCGCATCAGCCACGCTTCGTCTTCCGTCCAGATAAGCGTGCCTTCCCGCACAGCTGTCGCCATCACAATGCGGCTCGACGTTTCGAGATCGAGATATCCAGCCGTGTTCGTCGGGTCTGCGAAATCCCAATCCGTGTAATCTTCTCGACTTGACCAAGCCACGCGGCGAGAGTTACCACCGCATCCGAACAAGACGGCATGACGCTCCTGCGTCACGACCACTCCACGATTGTTCGTCGGGATGCCTTCTTCAGAAATCGTTCCGCCTGTGCCTGTAGCGTTTGTTCCGCTGTCAGCAAAAGTGAATGTTGTGTCTGACGGGACGCTGGCAATCGTCCACGTTCCATTGAACGTGCTTTCGCTATTGCCGACGATCACTACTTCATTGCCGGCGGTATATCCGTGATGGAATGTCGTCGTCACCGTGACAATGTTCGACACACGAGATGCCGTCAAAATAACCGCATCGCCTGCTTCGTTCGCTACCGTTTCGCCGTGGCTCCAATGCAGCAATCGACCGTCGCTCGATGCGACGGCGAGGAGGTCTTCGCCCCAATTATCAAAAGTCCAAGTGAAGCTTGGCACATAGAATTGAGAAATAGGACGCCGATCGGCAGCAACCAGAAGACACACGCCGCCGCTAGACGAAGCATTCGCTGCCGTCTGCGCGTATGTGAAAGTCGTCGAGGTAGGAACCGAAGCCACAGTGAAGTTTCCGTCGAACGAGCTGTTCGTCACGTTTTCAACTGTGATCTGTAGGCCGACGATATATTGATGAGGCTCTGCCGTCGTGATCGTCACGACGTTAGAGGATCGGACTGCGCTTGTGATGTCATACGCAGCCACGTCGAGGCCATAGAGCAGCTCGCCATAGTCTCCTGCGCCAAACGCACCATAGATGCCGTTGCCGGCCCCAAGGAACGTTGCAGGCGTGATGTTGCGATAGCTAGAGCCGTCGAGGACGTACAGATGCTCTTCGCAGCCGACAGCACAATACGGAGCGTTGACGTTGTCAGTCCACGACATCATTGCACGCGCCGGGGACAGGAGAGGCGTGCTAGAAATGCGCGTCCACCCCCCGACTGGCTGCAACTTGCCTGCCTGCCAACGGATCAGATTAGCGTCCCAAAAACGTCCTTTAGCCTGCAACGGGGTTGCGGGTTTCACTACACCGGGAGGAAGTTGGATCGGCGCTAGGGGCATCAGGCAACCTCTGTTCTCGACATCACCGACGCGTAATGTTCTACATCGTTCACGCGGTTGGTCCAACCCCTACCAAACAAGCGGAACGTGCTTAGACCTTCAAGGTACGCCAGACGCGCATCAGAGTAAGCCTTGATAAAGAACTCTTCGCCGTTCTGGTCGCAATATTCCTTGATCTTCGCCAGCGTTTTCGGCCCCATCGCACCGTCTTGCGTTGCGCCGCTAATCTTCTGCGCGAAGCGAACTGCGCGAGCAGGGCCAGAGTTTACTGCGAAGTCGTAGACCACGAAGTCCACGCCGGAAGGAAGATCGTTGCCGCCAACCTTGTTCCAGTACCAATCGCGGTAAAGCGGCTTGACCATCTCAGGCGTCAGCGCACGCATGTCGGCTTCTGTGACGCGCCGGCCCGTGTAGTCCTCCCACACGCGCTTCGTCACGCCGAGGTTCGTCATGCCGCCGGGGTCGCGGGGATGATCCGCCCATCCGCCTTCGTGCTTCAGCGTCTCAATAAAGGCTCGATCGAAGTTCTCTTTCACCGCGCTACGCCTTTAACCTTCTCAAACGTGCGAAGACCGCCGAGACCTAGCATGCCGAGCGTCAGGCCCATGAGTGCTTCGACGTTAAAAGACGGAAGCGGAATGGGATTTCCTGCCATCGTCGAAATCCATGTGACGAGCGGGCCGAAAACGTAAATAAACGCAAAAGCGAATGTACAAGTCCAACCTAAAGCGGGACGCCATCCAGAAACAAATATCGACGAGTGCTTCGCCTCTTCGATGTTGATGTCGGTCTGGCCCTTATCCCAAGCCTGAAGATCGCGGCGAAGAGCCTCTTCGGCTTTGATCTTCTCCTGCGGATCAGGAATGAACTTGTCGATGACCTTCAGGCCAGCGGCGACAGCGTCTCCGATACCGAACGTCATTTGTCCACCTTCCCGTCGAGCTTGTCGAAAATCTTAATCAGCATGTCTTCAACACGCCGCATGGCATCGACGAAGTCGTCCTTGCGAACGTAATGCACCGGAAGGTTGCGCTCGAGCGTGCGGATGTCGTCACGCAGAGCGGCAACGGCATCCCACAGTTGACGGGCGAACCAGCCGAGAGCGGCGAGAACTGCACCAATGGCGAAGTTAAGGACGTGCTGCAAGTCCATCGCCGCAACTCCGAATTATTTATGCTGATCTTACTAAGCAGCCGGAAAGTTGACATGCAACGCCAGCAGAGTTGTAGTCAAAAGACGGGCTTGTTGCTGTTACGAAGCCATAAAGTTCAACATAGTCTGTTGATCCGTTCAGATAAATCAAACCAGACACACACGTAGGAAATCCAGATATACCGCCGCTCAAAGTGCTCGAAACTGTGTAAACAGTTCCATTTTTATATAGTCCAGCATTTACGCCTGTCACATTGTTAGACGCAGAAACTCCACGGACAACGCCGTTGAATTGATAATACCCTGCAACAGTTGGCGTGAAGCGGCTGCTTGAAAAACAACTATCAGTATCAAAAATCTCATTTCCGAGCGTGACTTTCGTCCATGTCGCAGATGTTACACTTTGGTCTACCGTGCTTTCAGCCATAAACGCCGGACCAGTGCCAGCCACACCAGACGCAACTTTAGGCTGCGACACAGTTCCATTCTGGATCGCGTCAATGCCAGTTGTTCCGTCGATTACAACCGTCATGCCTGATCTCCTTCAGCGGGCTGAATGACGAGCTTGCCTTCAGCGACAAGCGCCATGATGTTCTGATAGTCCGTGTTCGCGGGGTCGAGCGGGACGAACGAGGTCACGCCATTGATGTCGCAGCGGATCATTGATGCCTGACCCGTGAACGTATCGTTGATGTATTGAGCGTTGCTATACATGGTCACAGCTCGATGTTTGCGGCGAAATTGAACTGTGTTCCGCCAATGTTGCCAGACGTGATGTCAAATGAAATTTTGATCCCGCTCACATAGGAACCGATCGTTGCGTTTCCGTTTGTGTCGGTGACACTGCTTCTTGTGATTGTCGGAGCAGCACGCATTGACGCATTGAATGACACAAACCCGATCAAGTCAGGACTGAACGAACTTGCAGCAGTCGTTCCTCCGTACACAGCGGCATGCCCTGTCTGGTAGTACCGTTGACACAACGCCAACTCCGTGCCGATAGAACGACGCTCCATCGGAGAGGCCGCATTGCCTACCTCGAGCTGTGCGTCACCGATCGTCCACGTTCCTGATGTCTGCGCGCCGACAGAGAACTGCACCTGAATACCTGTCGTAGCCGCAGCAGGCACAGCAACCGACACGCTGTAGCGCGTCACCGTGCTGGTGATCGTGACGTTAGTGTCGAGGAAGTCCGTCGTTGAAAGCGACCAGTTGTCTGTTCCGCCCGCATAAGACAAACGAACACGAACCGTCGTCAGCAGGCTATTCGCCATGTCAAACGACAGCGTGACCGTCTTTCCAGCTAGGTCAGCAGAGTTGATCGCTTCAATACGCTGAACAAACGTAAGCGCACTAATACTTGCCGCTCCGGTAATCTGATAGCGATAAGTATTAGCCGCCGAACCTGTGACACGTTGACCAGTTGCGTTCGCGCCTGTCGCAAGAGTAAACCAGCGGTCCACTCCGTAGACGTTGCTTCCAGCCGTCAGCGTGTGGCTTGCGCCAGCATTGCGCTGATCGACAGCCATCGCGCCATTAATCAGGCGGTTACGCATGCCGAGACCTTCAGCCGAGCTGAAAGACGTCCCATCGTTGAACGTGATGCCGTTCGTGCCGTTAATAGAAACCGCCATCTTCAGCCTCGATCGTTTGCGTTAGAAGTTTCGACTTTATGAGGATCATAGCCGAACGGAGGATGCGGCAGCGGGTTGTTCCAGACTTTGATGTAGTCACCGAGGCCGTCGCTGTCGTTTTGGAGCAGGATGGTGCCGCCGAACGGAGAGAAGTCAGCTTCTGTCAGTTGCGGGTAGTAGGCGATGATCTGATCGTAGAGCGACATTATGCAGCCCTCACAAGCGCGCCAGAAAGATAAGTAGAACCTCTTGATGTCGCGCTTCCACCGGAATTTTGATACCCATAAAGGTCTACAAAGTCAGTTGAACCATTAAGATACACTAGTGCCGATCCAGACGAGACGCCTTCAATAGCCGTTCCCGGCACAATGCTACCAAGAGCGAACCGAGAATTGTTTTTCCTCAGCTCACAGAACATCTGCCCTGATGTAGAGCTAAAGTTTACAACGAATGAAAGGATATAATACCCTGCAACAAGCGGAGTAAAAGTGTTGCTGGCAAAAGCGCTTGCAGTATCAAATGACTCCGTTGGCAAAAGCATCTTTGTAAACGTGGCATTTGAGACGGATTGAGTTCCATCAGCGGAGGCAAGAAACGCAGGACCATTTCCTGCGAACGTGGAGCCAGTCGAAATCAGAGTGCCGCTGTTGTTCGGCAACTCGAGGACACGGTTCGATGCGGTATTAGGCTCATTCAACGTGATGGAGCCACCGCCAGCGGAATTGAGAACAATAGACATCAGACGACCACCCAACGTGAACCAGTGGGAACAGTGACAACCACACCAGAATTGACCGTGATCGGCCCTGCTGACATTGCGTTGCTATTCGACGAGATCGTGTAGCTGGCCGTAACCGTCTGACCGTTCTCGTAGAAGATCGCGTTACCGCCAGCGCCAGACGCGCCGCCGAGAGAACCCCACGACGAACCGTTGTAGCCTTCAAAGCGGTTGATCGTCGTGTTGAAGCGGAACATGCCGGCAGACGGAGAGCCGCTCTTCTGAGCGTCCGTGCCAGCCGGAACCTTGATCTGGCCCGTTCCCGTCATCGTCAGATCGACGGTCGAGACGAACGTGCCGGAGACGTTTAGCGTCTTTCCTGCGCCAACATTCAAACTGACCGACGTGCCTGTGCCATCCGTCTTAAAGATGAGGTCTACTGCGGTCAGATCGGAGTTAAGCTTCGTTCCCCAAGTGTCGCGGCTTGCGCCGACCTCGGGGAGCGTCAGGTTAAGATACGGGGTATAACTGTCTGCCATGTTGGCCCCTTAGTTCAATCGCTGCCAGCTGTCGGAACCGGACGGGAGAACCGTCCATGATTTAGCAAGAATATCGATTGGCGTCCACTCTTCGGACGGCACGCTCGATGAAGTCCAAACGTCACCATCGACAAAAATAGGCGTCCAATCTTCAGGCGTCACGACTTCCGGCTCCCACAGCTCCCGCGCAGTTGCCGTCATTGACGACGTGACCTCGATCGACATTGACGTCAGTCGAACGCAAATAACCGCCGCAGAGCCAGCACTTTCAATCGTGATCTGTTCTACCGCCGAGAAGTCACAGACAGCAGCAGCTGCTGCTGCGCTGGTTATGTCGATCTCTTCGCTTGCATCGACCACTCTGACGGCATCTGCCGCCATTGCGCTCTGGATCGTTACAGACGCCGCCGCCAGCGTTGCGATATAGGCCGTCGCCGTCGCATCGCTGGTCGAGGTCGCCGCCGCATCAACTTCTGACACACGCTGCGCCGTCGCATCCATATCGGACAGGACAACGCAGGACGCCTCAGAAGCCGCGATCCGCTGTGCTGCCGCCGTCGCGTTAGACGTGATGACGATCGAACACGTCGGGAGCTGCGTATTTGCTGCCGCTGCCCCGCTCGACGTCGTGACAGCAGCCTGAAACGTGCCTTGAATGACGCGCTGACCGTCAGCCGTCGCGTTACTTGTTGACGCGCCAGAGGCGATCGTCGCGTATGTAACTCCGGCAGACGCAGTCGCGTTAGAGGCGACAGAAGACGCAGCAGCGGCTTGGACTACATAGCCAGAGCCATATAGTCCTTCGCCATAATCTGCTACGCCGTAATCAGACATCTATCAGTCCAGAGTGATCGTCAGCGTGCCTGCGTTGAAGCGCAACACGTCGCCGCTCTGGATTGTCTTCGATGCCGTGAGATCGGCATATGCAATCAGGTTCCCGCTGGTCGAAGCATCGAAGATGCCGGCAGCGACGATCGTTCCCCATGTGCCAGTTGCCGTCGGGAACTCGATCGCCACGCTGTTTTCAGCTGTCGTCGGAGCCGTGCCAGAAACCGTGAACGTCGCGGACTGACGAGCGTATGCGTTGCCGGAAACTTCAGTCCCGCCGCCGCCTTCCCCCGGCGCAACCGTGTAAAGGCCGACATACCAAGAAGTCGGGCGCGTTGCAGAGGCCGTTGTGAAGAGCCAATCAAGGACGAGGTCTTCTGCGTAATTACTAAGGCCAGCCATCAGTAGACCCTCCTAGCTCGGGCGATAAGCGGCGAACCGCTGTGTGTGGACTTCATGCTCTCTTCGTTTAGAGCTTCGATCCGAGAGTTGTAAATAGCAGCGAAGACAGGCATGCGCTGATCGTCCATGAGGAACGGCTGCGCGTGCATCAGAGCGCCGTAGAGATAAACGTCAGGCGCTTTCGTCAGAAGCCAGTTCGTCGATACAACTTCCGACAGCGGTGTGATCTTGCCATAGTAGACCATCTCGATGTCGATGTCTGCGCCGGGAGGCGGGATCAGCTCGATCGCGCCGTTCATCAGCGAGTACGCTGCGACGTTCGTGAAGAACTGTTGCTTGTTGATGTAGTCTGCCTCGTCGAGCGTGACGAAGCGAAGCGGCTGCGCTCCATCGACGATGTGAAGATTGATCGCCTCAAGCCAATCAGCTGGCAGCTGCACATATTCGTTGCTGCTTTGCGCTTCGGCACGAACGATCATTTCGCGCGTGCGAAGGCGCGTGTTCATGTCTGCTTCGGCAAACTGAATGAACGTCGGGATTTGAGCCGTGAGATCAGCACGGTTCAGATAGTCCGCGATCGTCGATTGCAGCGTTGTGTAGTTCGTAATCGTCGCCATCAGCTCGCCATCCAGTGTGTGCGATAGGGCTGCGCTTCTTCAGACTTCAGCCAGCGGCGCATCGCCATCTTGTCGCCAATGATGTTGCGCTGAAGGAGATCGAGATAGACGTGCATCGGCAGACTTGCGACCTTGACCATGTCGCCTGTCTTCGTCGTGCGTGAAACTTCGTTACGTTCCGCCTTAGCCTGCTCGACGATCTCATCCACTTGGTAGATGTTTTCGATGTGCATCTTGCCGTCAGGCGTGACGTGCATCTTCGTCATTGAGCCGGTGAACGCATCACCGCCAAGATCAAACGAGCCGGGGGCAAACTCTTCTGCCATTAATCCTCTCCGTGAAAGAAGGGGCGGGTTTCCCCGCCCCTCTATTCATCAAGCCGAAGTCGTGAGGTTGGCGATGATCGCGTGAGCCTTTTCGTTCTTCACGCGGAGGCCGTACTCGACAACGAGTTCCTTCTTCACCGCATCGCCCGTCGGAGCGATGTCGATGACGCGGAACGGACGGAGGTAGGACACCGAAGCATATTCGGGGTCGAGGACGAACGCGAAGTTCTCAGGCTGGAAGCGGTTCGGAACGATTGCAAGTTCACCGAAGTCACCGAGGTAGACGTCAGCGGTCGCAATGATCTTGAGCGGCTTCACTTGGTTGTAGGTGACGCGCTGTTCAGCAAGACCAGCGAACGCCGAAGCGACGGTCT